TCATCAGTTTTGTTTTCTAATTTCCTAGTAACTTCTTGTGCTACTAAATTATAAACATCACTTGGTTTATTAGATGGTACTAGATTAGTTGCACTACCACCTACTTCATCTCTCATCATTGCTGAATAGTGCTGTAACCCAGAGTTACTACAGTCTGCTTGTATTGGTAATGTAGTTATAAAACTATCACTAAAATTACTATCACTGTACGCTTTCATCTCATAACAAAATGCTAAGAAACAAAAAGGTTTATCTGCTTCACACCACCATGTGTATTCTAATGGAGATGTTGCACATTCTATAATCCTTTCCATTTTATCTTTTATCCAATTAACTCTTACAGGAAGTTCTTCTTTATCTACTTCTCCAAATAAACCTGCACCTGCTACTGCAAGTATATCAAAGTTGTCTCCTATTCTTTTACCAAACTTAAAAGTTAATAAGGCTCTAGAATAATCTGCTGACTGTGGAGATAACATTGCAGGTTTAGGATATACCCTTGACCTAAAATCTAATTGATAAGGATAAAAGAAACCACCCTTGTCTAAAAGCATTTTAGCTTCTTCCATTATTTGTCTAACCTGTATGAACTTAGAGTTTTGTTTTGCTCTACCAGAATAAACTTTAGATGCTTCCTTCTTCCATTTAATTAAACTTTCTTTGTTAGTAGAAATATCTACAGGTTTAATTGGAAGTTCTATTGTCTTTGGATTTACAGGTAATTTACCTAATGGAAAATCATTATCCATACATTGCTTAATAACCTCATATATAGGTTTATTAATAACCCACTCAGTATGTTGCATGATATTTACCGACTGGTAAACAACAGGCATTTCTTTTGTTAAGTTCTTTAGTTCTTCTAGGTATCTTCTGTTTGACGCTTTAACTAAATTATAGTGCATATTATTTATTCTCCTTATTAATTGATTGACTGATTTCTTTAGCTGATTGTTGTTTGTAGTTATGCTTCTTGCCATAATATCCACCAACAAAAGGATTTTCCCATTCTCTAGGTGGCATTAGCATTGGCAAGTACTTTGGGTATAAGGCTTCATTCTTAATATTGAAGTTCTTAATCTCCTCTACAATCTTAGGTGTAGCTTCAACATAACAAATAGTTTTAATCTTATTTGTCTTCCTATTTTGATGTCTAACTAATCCTAGTTGTTCACATAACGAAACAATCTTAACACCAAGATGTAATTGGCTTTCTTTACTCCAATCATCAAATTGCAGATTGTGCTTGTTCATACAATAAGTCCAAACCTTACGCTTGTAGAGGTATCTATTTGCGTTCTGTGGCATGTTTTTACCAGTTAGTCTCTTGGCTACTTGATTGTATTTATCCTTCTCCTCATCTTTGAAGATGGTAATTTTAGCTTCTAACATTAAAGCTGTACCTAGTTTTATAGCTAATTTATTAAGTGTGGTTTCTGCTGAAATACCATCAATTACATTCTTCAATGCAATAAGGCTTACAGTGTCCCAAACATTAGGATTGTTATGTATAAACTCCTCATTAATAAATGCTGATTTTGGCAGACATTGGCACATCAATTTAAGTGCTGTTTGCCTGTTACCTGCAACACCAGAAGTCATACTTTCAACCTCAGTATTGATTAACTTAGATAACTCAGTGATATACTTCTGTTGTAGGACTATGCCATACAATGTCGTACTTTCTTGACTATCAACAACTGCATCTTTAATCAGCTTTTGATACCTAGTAATACCACCTCTTATCATAGCTTCTTCAAAAGCTATTTCTTCTTCTATTTTCTTTACATAGTCTTCAGTGTTTTGGTTTCTAAATTTACCACCAACACCCACTTTGACTAGTTCTTCAAGTTGCTGTTGCAACAGGCTCTTTTCTTCAACACTGCTATTAGCGTTGGTCTTAGGCAATTCTGTACCCATAGTGTTCTCCTTACTATTCACTACTTCATCAGTTGCACAGTTTAAGAATGTAACACCCTGCTAGTTTAGTTGCATGGTGTTGCATGAATGATGCACTAGTGAATATATTATATGTTTAAAAAAACACATTGGTATTGTTGTATTATATGCTCTAGTGAATATATAGGAAGGGGTGCAGAATTTCCTAAGACTTATGCCTTTAAGAAAATCCTTACCTATTACCCCTTCCTTTACTTCACTATTGCTACTAATGCAACAAGTGCAACAATGTGTGCAACTTCCATTTCCATGAAGTTTGCTAAATGGACTGCTATTTAACCAACTGCAGTTTTTGGTAGGCGAGAAAGGACTTGAACCTTCACTTCCGAAGAAACGAGTTCCTAAGACTCGCGTGTCTGCCATTCCACCACTCGCCCAAAACAATTCTGGTGTTATAGCAATAAACATCTTTAAATCAATCCCTTACTATTGTGACCAATTAAAGAGTTTTCGTCTTCGTCTTCGTTACCATTAAGATTTGCAATAGCATTTACCTGCATCTCATCATTTGAGTGCGTATAATACTTTTGTGCAGTCTCAATAGTTACACCTGCTAAGTTAGCAATAACTGCAGGTACTTCTTTGTTCTTACCTAACTTAGTCATAAATGTATGTCTAGTTATGTAAGGTGTCATTAGTGCAAGACCTGATAAGTCTCTAAGTTTATCAAACATAGTTCTAAGCTGACGCTTAGTAAAATGTCCAAACACCCTTTTATCTTCTCTCATGTTTGCTCTATCCTTTAAGTTCCAAACAACTTCTTTGGCTCTTGGTGTTAAAGGCATAGTAGTCCATGTATCAGTTTTAGGTCTGTAGAAATGCACATGATTTCTTTTAAAATCTACATTGTCTATTGTAAACTTTAAGAACTCAGTACTATGTCTCATACCTACATCATTTAACCAGATTAAAGCATTAGCAAATTCAATGTAACCATTGTCTCTGCATAAGTCTAAAATCATTCTTTCTTCAGATTTAGTTAAAGCCATTTTACTTTTAATAGTTTTAACTTTTAGATTTTCCCAACCCATGTGAGATAACCTAATGTCAGGATTAAGAAGTTTACTCTGGTCTAATAAGCCATGAGCAATTCCATATCTAAATATGTCTCTACATAATCCAAGCCTTTTGTTGATAGTACGATTTGATACATGACCCATGTGATTAGCGTCTCGTTCAATAATACGCTTTCTCATGTGTGCAACAAACCCATTATAATATTCATGTGTTTGCATATCATCTAATCGTATGTCTGAAGGAAAATAACTAAACACATCATCAGCAAAAATTCTTACATTTCTGTCATGTCCTGTTTCGCTATGTTTCCATCTTTCTTCATACAAAGTGTCATAAGTAGTTTTAAGTGTACCAACAGCTCTGATAATTTTTAAGTTCTGTTTAGTAACTGTACCATTTGACAACAGTGCGATAGCTAAAAGTTTTTCTTTTTTAGCTTCTTCCAATGCTTCATTAAAAGTTTTTAACCTTTGTTCAGGCGAAGCATTTGGTGGGTAATGTATTTTAACAGTACGAAAGTCTTTCAACTTATCTTTCTTACCATTAACCATTACATTTTTTCTTGTCTGTATTCTAAAGGAAGTCTTAGTCTTGTTCATTGTTATCCCTTTAGGTAACAGCATTTGAGTGTCCATATTTATCTCCTTTCGTTAGACATTCTAATAGGCATATTGATTACAACATTTCTTAGCTTTCCATCTTTATCAATATCTTTTGCTACTGATGTAGAACCTACTAAGTGTTGTTGAAACTTTTTACCTAATGGTGTTAGTTCAACTTCTTTTTTTCTAGCATCTAACCTGTCGCTAATAATCTTAACGAGACCAAGTTTATTCTCTAGGTAATCTAGAGTTCTACTTAATGAAGGTTGGGTAATGTGTCTCCCAAATACTTCATGGTAGAAGAAGCTAATCTTATGTTGGTTGCTGTTATGTTTAGGCAATACCAACAGTAGTTTAAAAACAGAAACATAATGGAATGGTACTCCATTACCATGTAACTGTTCTTTGTTTTGGCGTTCAACAACTTCTATTCTATCTAAGAACAGTCTGTCGAAATGTAAGTTATGAATTACTTTTTCTATACTTAGTGCCATCTCTCTCCTTTCTATGTTTAGCTAAAGTAAACACAGAAGCGTTGTGATGGTCTTTCTTTGTCATGTGAAGTAATGTTTTCAATATTTCACTTTCAGGTTTGTATTCAAATAAAGGTATTAGGTTTGTTTCTTTTTGAGTTTTACTAAACGCATACTCAATAACAACAGCACCTAACCTTAATGATACAGACCTTTCAAAGTCATCTTCATATACAACTTTCTCAACAAAAGATGTTTTCAAGTCTTTTGTATCGATAGGATAATGGTTCTGTAACTTCCTAATAAAATAATGAAAATTATTTTTATTGCTGAAGCAACGCAACCAGTTCCACACCTTACATACTGCGTGTGATGTATACCAAGTCATCTGTGTAGTTAATTTAGCCATATTATTATACTTGTTATTCAACATTCGTATCATTTCTCCTTTCTATGCACAAGTGTATTTATTAGTGTATTTATTGCTGTATTTAATATATCAGCGAAAAAATAGATAAAGTGCATGTATTTGCTTCTACACATATTTATTGATTTCCCAATAGAACATTTCATTTGGGGAAAAGAATGTATAATCTGCGTATTGCTACTGTTTAGTAAAACTCTAAAAAGAATTGTCATTTGTGTATTACTCTAGATAATCTTCTGGAGT